CTCGAAAATAAACTCGAAAATAAAGAAAAAATTATAGAATTATTTAATACTAATGTAAAAGGTAAAAAAATAAAAAAAAATAAATCGCATTATGGTAGTGAAGGATACTGGTTAGAAGAAAAAATGGGGTTAAAACCTAATTGTAAAAATAAACCAGATATTTTTGGATACGAAATGAAAAAAGACTCAAGAAAAATAACATTTGGTGATTATAGTGCAAGTGAATATTTATTTTCAAACAAAAAGCCTATTATTGAATGTGTAAATTGTTGGAAAGAAAATGAAATTCATATATCAAGAGACAATTTTATAAGATATTTTGGAGCTCCTAATAAGTTAAAAAATAATAGATATTCATGGAGTGGAACTTGTGTACCAAAATATGGTTATTGGAATAGTTTTGGACAAATTATGTACTTTAATAATCAGTTAGATTTATGTATATCATATTCGTTTGAAAAAGATAGTCGTGAAATTAAAAATACATTTCCGAAATTTTTACATACAAATAATCTTCTTATAGTAATATGGAAATGTTGCAAGTTAAAAGACCATATAAATAATAAGTTTAATAAGAAAGGTTTTTTTATTTGTAAAAAAAATAACATGGATACATATCAAAATATATCCTTTGGTGTTCCTTTTAATTATCAACATTTTGTGTCTAATATTAAAAATAGTAATATTATATTTGATAGTGGTATGTACATAGGAAATACTAGAAATTATTCTTCTTTTAGAAGCTCAGCAGGTAATTTTTGGAATAAATTAATTACAGAAACATTTTAATTTTTTAAGTAACTAATATACTTAAAAAATAAAACTATATTAAGATAAAATATCGCTTATATATTTTCCTAAATGATATGCAAATTTACAGGCTACAGCATTACCTATTTGAATTATAACATCTTTTTTAGAACCTTCTATAATATAATCATCTGGAAAACTTTGAATTCTTTTTAACTCTAATATAGTTAATCTTCTTATTTCAGTATCACTATATTTTACAAGAGAATCATATCCATCTTTCCAGTATCTAGCTGGTATAGTATAAGATGGTTTATTAAAATCTAAAAATTGTGCGCCAAATCCTGTACCATTTTCTTTTGATTTTTTCTTTTTGTTTTCTATACCTGTTATAGCTCTTTCACTTAAATAATAGCTTTTATCTATTTGTTCTTTTGATAATAAAATATTTTTAACAGGAATTCTTTTTTCAATACTTAATATAGGCTTTATTTCAGTAGGTATAATATCTAAATCTTTTCGAACTCCAACTATAATTGTTCTTCTCCTATTTTGTGGAACTTCAAAATCACTCGCATAAAGTTTAATTTAGCCATAATAATATCAATAACTTTTTCATTATTTTCAGTTTTCATAGATAAAATTCCAATTACATTTTCCATTATGAAAGCCTTTGGTTTAAAATAGTTTAAATACTTTAGATATTCCATAAACAAAGAATTTCTTGGATCTTTTGTATCTCTTTTACCTGCTATACTAAAACCCTGACATGGTGGCCCTCCTACTATTAAATCAACAATTTTATTTTCTTTATTGTATAATAAGTTGAATTTTTCAGGGGGTAATTTTGTTAAATCTTCGCAAATTGCTTGATGTTCAAAATTTTTTTTATAATTATTTATTGCTTTATCCCAAATATCAACACCTGCGATTACATTTAATCCAGCATCGGTAAGACCTTTTGACATACCGCCAACTCCGCAAAATAAATCAATAACATTAAGCATTTTTATAACTTTATAATTTTATATTTATAAATATCAATTTTAATTTTTTAAATTCTTAAAATATTTATAGATCATGAAATATCCAGAAGATTTTGATGATAAAGAAGAGTTGTGAGATTATGTTATCGTAATTATTCTAAAAACTGACATAACTCCTAGTTTAAAAAATACCCACCCAAAAGTATATACATTTTTTGTATCTTTATTTCAAATACATCCCAAAAAGATAGAAAAGAAATAGCTCTTATTACTGACATAGCTATTCGTAAATTTCTAAAAATAAAAGAGAAAAAGAATCTTGATTTTAGTGTATATCAGTTCATTATTATTAAAAATAATAACAAGCAAGATACTATTTGATGGAATAAATGTATAATGATGTCTGAATATCCATTTGAAAAACTTGTAAATTGGGCTATGAGATATGCGGTTAAAAATCAGATTTTAGACTTTAAAAATGCAAATATAAATAAATCATGTGAATTATGTGGTTCATATGCAAATATTACAGCAGATCATCTAATAAAATTTAAAAATCTAAAAGAAAATATTCTTTTGGAGAATCAAGAATATCCAAAAGAATTTGACAAAGATGAATTAGGTTCTATAATATTTAGGAAAGAAGATATTGTATTCGAAAAGCTATGGCAGGAATATCATAAAAAAATGCTACTTTACGAATTCTGTGTAAAAATTGTAATGAGAAACTTGATGACTATCCTACTTCAAAATATAATAGCAGAAGTAAACATAGAGATAAAGCGCTAAAAAGAAAGTCTTAAATCTATTTCATACCTATATATAGGTATGAAATAATATATTTAACTAAGCTTTTGTAGCTAATTTTTCCAGACATTTAGCATGTCTTGCGCTTTCTTTATGCTTCTTCATTCTATAATGAGTTACTATCATACCACACTCGCATGTTTCTTTTTTCTTTCTTTGTTCTGTGATTTTTGTCTTGTAATTTTCTTCGTAATATTCTTTTCTTTTTTCTAAAATTTTTTCCTTGTTTTCTTTATAATATTCTTTTCTTTCCTCTAAGATTATCTCTTTATTATTGTTATAATATTCTAAGACACTTTTTATCATATCTTCCTTATTTTCTTCATAGTATTCTTTTTTCTTTGCCGATATAGTTTCAAAATTATTTTCATAATATTCTTTTTTTAAGTCAGCTATTATTTCTTTATTATCTTCGCGATATTCTTTTTGTTGTAAGTATATTTTCTCTTTATTTTCTTCACGATACTTTTGATGTCTATCTTTTTGTTTTTCCTTATCTTCTTTTTCAGCTGTTTTTTTAGGATAAATCACATAATCAACATTCTCAAAAAATTTTAAACATATATCAAACATATCTGTAAATAATGTTATATTTGTATGTTCGGGTAATAAAAATACGTCTCTACCAGCTTTACATCTATATTCTCCAAGTTTCATAAGTATTGATGCTTCAACTATATCCATTATTTTTGAATTTGGACATGATAAGTAATAAACGACTCTAAAATCATGTAACTTATTATGATCGTAATCTTCTTTTCGTTGACTTAAGTTAACTGATTTACCTATAACATATTCTCCTATTATTTCGGCTTCATTCGTAGTCATAAGATATACAACATTTTCTTTATCTACAATATCTTTTGGTTTTTTAACGTATTTTTTTACTAACTTCTTATTTTCTTCCTCAATTTTATTTTTTTCTTCCTCTATTCTTAATTTTTCTTCTTCAAGTTTTTTATTTTTATCTAATATACTTTTTATTTGATATTCGCCTTTCTTTCTTAAAGTAGGAAGTATTTCTTCGCATACTACTTCTTGAAATTTTTGCGCGACAGGTTTATTTGATCTCATTATTAGTTTATACAATCCAGCTTCGTTAATTGTTATCATGGTTTGTTCTCCTCCAAAGGTGTTTAATAACTTTAAACCCCTCCATTTTTCCGGTATAATTTTTATTGCATTTGTGATATTTGGTAATTCAAGTATAGTACATATATCTTTGGCCACAAACCAAGGTTCTTCATAGGTACCAATTACACGAATATTTTTTTCATTAAATGAGACTGTTTCGTCAATTTGTTTTAATAATTCCATTTTTATTTATAATACCTCTTTAACCACGTTTTTATGCTTATTTTATAACTAATTTGAATTATAAAATAATAGGCTCAATCGTAGTCGGAATCTGAATTATCTATATTACAAGAATCTTTCTCAATTTGCTCTTTTGACTTAATATATATATTAATTTCTCCTAGATTACCTACATTTGACTTAAAATATAGTGGTTTGCCTGCAAAAATTTGAATATTTGTATTTAATCCAGCTAGCTTGGATATTCTACTTAGTGTTTCTGTATTAAATTCTTGGTCATATTTAATATCTTCATCTTCATCTTCATTATCATCTAAATCTCCAAATGAAACTGTTCTACCATATACTCCTGTTGCACTACAACTAAAGTTTATTGAATATTTTTTTGCATTTACTTGTATAACATTTCCTATATTACCCAATTCTTTTAGCATCTTTTGATAGTTAATTGAAGATATAGATATAGGATTTAAATAACCTGTTGGCAAGTCTATTTCTAAATTTTGAATGCTTTGAATCTTAACAGTCGAAGTAGTAGTTCTATTGTTCTCTTTAGGTGTAACTTTGATACATAAATTGTTCGGAAATTCATCGTCAATAAACAGCTCTATCGCATCTTTCTTCTTGACCGGGCGAAGCATCTTATGAAAATGTGCCATGTTGATTCCTAGAAACATTTTCTTCGAATTAAATTTAAACATGGTAAACCCGCTACTTTGAGAAAATAATTTTAAATCTATAAGAACACGCCTGTGATGATCCATCATTCGTAAAAAAATCCCTGTATTATCAATTTCAAAGCATCCTGTCTTTATATTATTTGCAAGTAATTCTGCTAATATTTTAAATGCATATGCTTCGTTACTTTTTGCTCTAAATATTATTGTCATTTGAATTTAAATTAATAGTTTAAATACTTTAAATTAAAATTTTAAAAAAAAAATATATAATAAATAAAATGTCCAACAATATATTTTTAACAAAACCTATTGCTTATCTCACAATAAATGACTTTGATAGTAATGGTAATATAGTAAATCCTAAACTAAAAAACGGAAAAGTTATAATTATGATTCAAGCAAATTTCTGCGGTTATTGTACTATCGCTAAACCTGCTTTTCAAGAATTAGCAAATCAAAATCAATCAAACTTTATTTGCGTAACTATTCAAGGAGATGGAAAAGAACAAGGAGAAAAAGAGTTAAATGATATGATAAAAAAAATCGACCCTACTTTTAGAGGATTTCCTAGCTATGTAGGATATAAAAATGGAAAATATGTTAAGTCACATTCTGGAGGAAGAAATAAGGAAAATTTGGTAGCATTTGCGCAATCATTCTAAATATTTTTAAAAAATATTATTTTTAAAAATAAAATAATAACAATAAAAGAGTTATGGTTAAGATAAATAACGAAGAATTTAAAACATATGATCTCGATTCAGAACAAACAATATATCAAAGAATAGCAGCAAATATGAATACACTTCCAAAATTTTTATATTTTCCGGCTGGAATTCCAACTATAGAGGATTTTTCTATCGATCAAAATATTGAAGTAGTTAATTTAATTGATGTAATTAAAAAGGGAACTGATATTGCTAGTGTTTATAATGAAATAAAAAAATATGAGAATAAAACTATAGGTACTTTTAGTGTAAGAGATATTATAAACTACTACACCATCTTAAATTCAAATTTTACAGAAACATATAATCAATTATCTGTATCTGGATATGAGTTTTATGGTATATCAACTCTTAAAGATGATATTAACAAAATTTTAGATGAAAATAATAATATTACAGATGATGAACTAGAAAGAATATGGAAAACAAAAAAAAATCGTGAAGGAACTTTTAATATAGAAATAGAAAAAAATAAAGAACTTGCAAATAAAACTCTAAATAAATTTTTACAATTTGATAAAATTGAAACATTAGAATACACACCTTTTAAATTAGAAAAAATAACTTTTGAATTCGAATTGAATGTGGAAAATACATCGTCTATACTTGAAATATTTAATACTATAGTTTTAAATAAGAATATACCTTTTGCTTCTACAAATAACTTTTATAAAATTTTAAAAGGATTTAAACCACCAATTGAATGGGTTAATCTCTTTGACCGAAGCACAAGTTTTAGAGATAGATCCAAGGATATAAATAGAGAAACAAATATTATACTTAAAATTCTAGAAGATAAAAAAATTAAAAATAAAGATAGATACATAGACATAATTATCAGTATGAAAGATATAAACACTATAAAGATAAGTACTAAGTATAATAAAAAATTTATTTCTACAGATAAAATAATAAACAATTGTCTAGATATACTAAGAACAAAAGAAAAACCTCAAAATATAAAAGAAGTTAATGTAAATGGAGTTTACTATATGTTTGAAAAAATAAATAGAGAAGTTATGTTAGATATGATACTAAATAATCCTACAATTTCAAACTTATTAAGTGTAAATGAAAGTTCAATATCAACTTTATCTTCGGTATACATATATTTTGAGAATAGTAATTTAGGAAAAATAAATTTAAATTTAACTCCTATAAAAGTTAGCAGTAAAAATATTAAACCCTTGTTATCAAGCAACATAGATGAGAAAAACATTCCAATAAATTCAAATATAATTAGAATAAGAATAACAGAATGCGATAATATAAACAAGGTTGAGAATTTTCAAAAGTTATTTTCAAAACTAATAAGCTTGTATAACAAAAATGAGAAAGATATTATGAAATTTTATAAAAACTATGGATGTAGTTTAGATGATAATGAAGAAGAAGACGAGGAAAAAATAAAAGTTTCTAAAAAAGAAGAAACAGATTTATATAAAATAGACCCATTTATTTTTGATAAAAAAACAAAATATACAACAAGTTGTGGCCCATTTAAAAGGCCTAAATATTTAACAAATGAAGAAGCAGAAATAAAAATACTAGAAGGAAAATCTGAAAATATAATTAAATTTCCAAAAGAAGAAATTGAAGATATATCGTATCCTAAATATTATATTTGCGATAAAGAACCTTATATTTATCCAGGATTACAAGAAAATAAATATAAACAAACAAAAGAACTAGTTCCTTATTTGCCTTGCTGTTTTGAAGTAAAACAAACTGATAAACCTGAATATAAGGATTATTATTTTACCGATGATATAGATAAAACATCGATAGCAACTTCAATCGGTAGTAGAACAACTAAAAGTAAATATATAGTAGAAAATATAAAAAGACCTTTAGATAGAAAAATTTATGGAGTATTACCCCCAAATTTAAAAAGATTATTTTTAATGGGAGACCAAGAAAATATTTATTATAGAGAAGGAATGCTCGATACTAAAAGTAGTTTTTTAAATTGTGTAATGCAAGCTTTAGATACAAAAAATTTTACAGCTAAGAGTGATTACGATATTTTAAATATTTTGGATAAAAAAAGAGCTGAATTGACTACAGATATTTCAGCTGGATATTGTAGACAAGAAATGTTTAACTATAATATAAACGAAATAAAAAATAAAATTCGAAATAAAGAAGAGTATTTAGATCCTAAATTATTTATTCACTTATTAGAACTACATTTTGATTGTAATATATTTTTATTTTCAATTAAAAATAATGGAGAATTTATTATACCCAATAATCTTCAGTGTTATTACAAACTTAAGAATAACAAAAGATGTATCTTTATAATAGAGCACACAAAAGTTAAAGATGGATATCCTAGATGTGAACTAATAATAAAATATAATCAGGTTGGAAGCATTCATACAAGTATTTTTAATTCGGACTATAATCTATCTAAACTTATTTTCGATACTTATGCTTCTTATATTAAATCATACGCTTTAAACACACAAGTTTCTCCTGTTAATCTAAGTTGGCCCTTGGAAAAGCTGGATATAACTTCTCAAATTTTTGATGCATATGGTAAAACTAGAATTTTAAATGTAAATTATAAGTCAAAAAAAATATCTTTATTTACTTCTCCAATACAGCCTGTAAATTTAGGATCTAGTTTTGAAATTACAGAACCTATAAATAAAGCAGATATTAAAACAGCAACTGAAATTTTAAATACTATAAGTGCAACAAATATACAAGAAATAGTAGAATTAAATGCCAAAAAACTCACAGGGAAAATTAATAACGTTATTTTACATATTTTAATTCAAGATGAAAAGGACGTCGATTCTAAAATACAATATTCAGCTATGGTAGAATATAATATGTATAAAAAATTATCAAGATATGTAATTCAATATGTATTCTGGTTATTTTCAATATATTTGAATGAGAACACAATTGAAGCTGAACATATAGCGGAAAAATATGATAATATATTTTATGAATTCAAAGATAATTATATTCAAATGGATAAAAATTTCGAATACAAAAATATTAAAAAAAATTTTAGCTTGGAAAATAGTGGTATAATAAACAACAAAAAACTTGTTATTAAGTCTGAAGATACGTTAAAAAGATTATTTTATATTTTACGATTAAAACTAACCAGAAATTTTGATGAAATTTTAAATTATAAAGATAGAATAACTATTGAAAATTACTACTTGGATATAACCGACTTTTCTTTTGAAAACAATCAATCTATTTTACAAGGAGAAAAAGCATTTTTTAGGTTGTTAAATGAAACAACTATAAATATAATATACAAAAAAATAAATTTTATAAAGGATGAAGATGAAGAAGAAAAACAAAAAAAGGACAAAGAAGGAGAGAAAGAAGAGGAAGGAGAGGAAGAAGAGGAAGGAGAGAAAAATATAACTGAAAACTTAGAAAGCAGCTATTTTTATGTAGTAAAACCCTATTTTTTTAAGAATAATATTATATGTGGGAAAAATATATATATAGCTCAAAATATTGATTCATACTTAAAAGGAATTAAAATTAGTATGATATGGAATAGGGACAAATATAATCCTGGAATAGACGTTAAAATTAACGACGATGATAATTTAAATCAAAATTTTACCTTATATTCATATACAACTAGTAACGATATAAAAGTATATAACGTGGAAGGAGAACGAAATAATTTGAATATTAAAATTATAGGATATAAAGTAGAAGATCCTAAAAAGAAAACACTTATTAATTTTTATACTGTTCTATTACCACTATAATAAAATTGTATTTTCTAAGTTCTTTTGTAACTTAAAAAATAAAAAAAAATGATTTTAAAATTAAATTTATAGAATTATTATTATATAATATAATTAATGCCACCAAAGAAAGTTTATAAGAAACTTGACCCAATAACACATATTCTCGAAAGAAGTGATATGTATGTTGGGTCGAAAAGATTGAAAAATATAGAAGAGTATATAGCCACTAAAGATGAAGATACTTTTAAAATATTTAAAAAATATGTAAATTCTTCTCCTGCAATTTTAAGAATTTTTGTTGAGGTTCTTTCAAACGCAATTGATAATGTAGAAAGAAGTAAAAATACAAAAACTCCTTGTACCACAATTAAAGTAAATATAGATAAAGAAACAGGCGAAACTTCAGTATGGAATGATGGCGATATTATTCCAATTGAAATACATGATGAGGAAAAAATTTACAACCATAGTTTAATTTTTGGAAATCTTATGGCTGGTTCAAATTATAATGATGAAGAAGAAAGGTTGGTTGCGGGACGCAACGGACTCGGGAGTAAATTGGCATGTGTTTTCTCTACAAAATTCATAGTGAAAGGATTAGACCCTAATAATGGAAAAGTTTTAGAGCAAACATGGACTAATAATATGAGAAATACAACTGACCCAAAGATTACTTCTACTAAATTAAAAACTGGTTTTACAAAAGTTACTTATTTTCCGGATTTTAAACAATTTGATTTAGAAGAATATTCAGATGATATAATTAATTTATATACTAAGTATGTAATTGATGCTGCTATGCTAACAAAGATTAAAGTATATTTAAATGAAGAATTAATACCAGTAAATAGTTTAGAAACATATTCTGAATTATATGACACTTCAATAGATGAAAAACTTTTTATAAAAAATAAAAATTCAGAAGTTTTAATTTGTCCTGCCAATATAAATGAATTTCAACATATTTCTTTTGTAAATGGTACATATACACGTTTAGGAGGAGTTCATGTTGATGCTTGGTCTGAAGTTATATTTAGGCCATTAGTAGAAAAATTTAATAAGAAAGATAAACCACAAGTTAATATTAAAGATATAAAACAATTTTTTAGAATTTTTGTTGTGGCAACTATTCCTAATCCTGAATTTTCATCACAGGATAAAGAAAAGCTTGAGGCGCCAAAAATAAATCCAGACGTAAAACAGACGGATATAAATAAAATTTTAAAATGGTCAGTTATTGAAGATATAAATGATATTATCAAAATGAAGGAGATGGTGGTATTAAAAAAAACAGAAAAGAAAAAGAAAGGTTATACAAAAATTGAAGGATTAGACCCAGCAAATAATGCTGGTGGAAAACTTGGATATCAGTGTTCTTTAATTCTATGCGAAGGTTTGTCGGCAAAAACATATGCAGTTGCAGGAATACAAAAAGGAGTGTATGATAAAGCAGGCAGAGACTGGTATGGAATTTTAAGTTTGAGAGGCAAATGCCTCAACGTAAGAAATTCTATTCCAACAACTATTGCTAAAAATAAAGTTATAACAGATTTAATTCAAACTTTAAATTTAAGACATGATTTAGACTATACGGAAGACAAAAATTATAAAACTTTATCTTATGGGAAAATTATATTTCTTACCGATGCCGATTCTGTTACATTTGATACACCTTGTATCATAAAAAATATAGAAACAGACGAAATAGAAATTAAACCTATTTCTGAGATAAATGATAATATATGGGTTGAAGATAAATTTACATTAAAACAATATAGTGATTGTGATAAATATTTAGTTTGGTCTGATAAAGGGTGGACAAAAATTAAATCTATAATGAGACATAAAGTAAATAAACCAATTTTTAGAGTATTAACACATACGGGTTGTGTAGATGTGACAGAAGATCACTCTCTTTTAAATAAAAATGGTGAAGAAATAACAATAAAAGATTGCGAAGAAAATGAAACAGAATTGCTTCATAATAAATATACCCAAGAAAAATTTATTAAGTATGATAATATAAATCAAGAATATGCGTACGCTCTTGGTTATTTCCAAGCAGATGGAAATTGTATTACAGATGCAAAAGTTAGACTTAAAAATAAAGATGGTTCGATAACATTATCGACTAATTCAAAATGGACTATAGAATGTGTAGAAAAAGAACCTTTAGAAAAACTAAAATTAATTTTTGAAAAATATGAAAATACTAATGTAAATATTGAAAAAATTGTAATAACTCAACCAAAAACACAATGTTTAAAATGTTTTAAAATTTTCAGAGATACTTATGAATTAAAAATACATTTAAATAATAAAACTTCTTGTGATGATCTGAAATTGTATTTCGAAATTAGAAAAGTTAAAGTATCAAAAGGTAGTTACTCTGAAAAAAGCGGTAGAACTCATAAATATACTTTAGAAGCGAAAGGAGTTAGAAAAGATATATGTATTAAGTATAGAAATATGTTTTATAATTCATTAAGAGAGAAAAAAATACCGAAAGAAATATTAAATAGTTCTATTGAAATTCAAAAAGCATTTTTAGAAGGATTTTATGCTGGAGATGGAAATAAAGGTATTAGAACTACAGATAATTTTGATGGAGAATATAAATGTCAACTAATGGGATTATTTCAAATTTTACAAAATTGTGGATATAAACCAAGTATAAATTGTTCAGATAAAAAATTGAATGTATATAAAATTTTAATGAGTAAAGAATATAATAAACCAGAACATAGAATAAAAAAAATTATTGATGTAAGTGAAAAATATGAAGATACATATGTTTACGATATTGAAACAGAAAATCATCATTTTCACGCCAGTATAGGAAATATAATTGTACATAATACTGATGGCCTAAATTTTTTTGGGCAAGTGATATTAAAAGTATTGCTAGTCTGGTATAACAGGCTACACATCCAAATTGCGGGAATATCTTGTTAAGTCTTTAATACTAAACTATTTGAGAAATCATATAGCGGTCTTAGTTAATTGCTAAGAGAGTAAAAATTTAAAGAATAGAGATAATCCGCAGCCAAGCTCCTAAGTCCATTATTGTAAGGATATAATACTCGAAATAAAAATAGAGTTGGAGAAGGTTCAACGACTAAATGGTTGTGGGCATGAAAGAATTAACAATTCTTGATGATTGCTTAAGATATAGTCTATCCCCATCTGAAAAGATGCTTTTAATAAAAATTATTAGTTTTATACATAACTAAATATTTAGAGTTAAAAGGTGTAATGATTCTAGAAAGAAATATCTAGATGAACTGGTATTAGAGACATATTTCGGGATTACTTATGAATTTTTTTCACTATCTCTTTCCTTCTCTTTTAGAAAGAGAGGATCCTTTTATTATTAGTATGTGTACACCAATAGTAAGAGTATTTAATCCGAAAGGAGATATACTATTTTACGATGAAAATAAATTTAGAGAATTTACAAAAGAACAACAAAGACAAAATAAAACTTTTAAAAGTAAGTATTACAAAGGATTAGGTACAACAAAACCGGAAGATGTACCTGATACATTTGGTAAAAAAATGATTGAGTATATAAATGATGATAATTCAACAACTAATATGAATAAAATATTTCATAAAAAGTTTGCTGATACTCGTAAAGAGTGGTTAGCTAATTACGATCCAAATCCAGAATTTTCGTTAGATGATGAAGGTGAAATTGTAGATATGGAAATTTCTTCATTTCTTAATAACGAGGTTATTAAATTCTCGCATAATGATTGTAGAAGAAGTATTCCATGCCTCTTTGATGGATTAAAAGAAAGTCAGCGTAAAGTACTTTTTGCGGTTAAAAAAAGAAATTTAACTTATAATAAACAATCTCTAAAAGTAGCGCAATTAGGTGGTTATGTTGCTGAGCATACAAATTATCATCATGGAGAGCAAAATTTATTTGAAACTATTATAAATTTAGCACAAGATTATGTTGGATCAAATAATATTCCTCTATTTTATAGGGATGGTATGTTTGGGACCCGGTTAGTCGGCGGAAAAGATTCGGCAAGTCCAAGATATATTTTTACAAAAATGGAGTCTATCACTCCTCTGATATTTAGAGAAGAGGATGATGTATTACTTGACTATGTTGTAGATGATGGCGATGTTGTTGAACCTAAATTTTATGTTCCAATTATTCCTATGATTTTGGTGAATGGAGCACTCGGAATCGGTTCAGGATGGTCATCTTCAATTCCATGTTATAATCCTCTTGATATTATTGAATGTATAAAAATATGGCTCAATAATGATGGAGAGGTTTTATTAAAAGACCCAGATGATGGAACCTTATTATCTATGTTTCCAGAAATTACTCCTTGGTATAGAGGATTTGAAGGAACTATTGAAAAAATAGATACAAAATATATTACATATGGTATAATTGAAAAAAATAAAGATAAGGTTGAAGTAATTGAACTTCCTATTGGAATGTGGACTGATAAATTTAAAGAAACAGCCGAAGATTGGTTAGTTGATAAGAAAATTAAAAGTATGAAAAATTATTCTACTCCAAGAAAGGTTAATTTTATAATTACAGAATCGGACGATGGTTTTTCTTGTAATTTAAATAACATGGGTTTATACTCGTATTTACATACTACAAATATGGTTTTATTTGACGAGAAAGAACAGCTTAAAAAATATAATATAGATGAAATATTAAACGACTTTTGTATTATGAGATATTCTTTTTACGTAAAAAGAAAAAAGTATATTGTTTCAAGTTTAGAAAAAGATTTGCGATACTTAGGTAATAAAGAAAGATTTATTCAAGAGATAATAGATGCAAAATTAAAAATTATGAATGTAGAAGAAGAATTGATTGTAAAAGAGTTGGAAAAAAGAAAGTATGACAAAGAAAATAAAAGTGATGATTCTGAAAATAAAAATGGATATAATTATCTTCTTAAATTACCTGTTAGAAGTTTAACTGCCGAACAAGTTAAGAAAATCAAGAATGAGATTTTATCCTTAAAAACAAAGCTTGATAATATTGTGAAGACTTCTGAAAAACAAATGTGGATAAATGATCTAAAAGAGTTTGAAGATGAGTATCATAAATGGTTAAAAATTATGAGCGAACATAAGGGAGAAACAAAAAAGATAAAAAATAAAAAGTAAAAAATAAATAACTAAATTATTTTTACACTTAAATTAAGTTTAAAAATAAGAAATTAAAAATAAAGAATAAAGATGATAAGACAATATTTAAGAACTGCTATTTTATCGGCAATTATTATAACTACTGGTATAGGTATACCAGTTATATATCATAGTACAAATGAGAAAAAAGTAAAAACAAAAGACTAAATTTATATTTAAGTTGTAAATATAAATTTTTATAATCGATCGATAGTATCCATATCACCAACAACATCTGCGGTTTCTATTATTACAGGTATTTTATTTTCTCCACACTTTGTTAGTAGATATTTTAAAGCTGTATTATTTTTCTTCCATATACAGCCTTCACATAGGCACTCATGTCTATCTTTTTTTGAACCAAGCGCAACCATACTATCATTTAAATGCAATAGATTGAATTTATCTAATCCAATATACTTATCAAACTCATAAAACATTTTATCGACATCATCCTGTTTTGATAAATCATAAATTCCAGAACCATGAATATGCGCGGTATCTATACAAATTCCAACATTATTTTTTTTGCTATTATCAATACCTTCAAAAACTTTGGCTATATCAGAGAAATTTTTACATAGCTTTGTGCCTTCTCCAGCGCAATTTTCCAATAATAGTTTTGAATTTTCCGAGAAATTAATTTTGTTAATACTTTTAGAAATAGTTTCTAAACCTTCTTTTGTTTTTTTATAAGAACCAGGGTGAATTACTACGCCATTTACTGGAGATAATAAAGATATAGTATTTAGCTCGTATTCAAGTTCGGTAAGAATTTTTGTAGTTTTTGTGTCTTGTTCTTTGTCTCCATTCCAAGCTAAACTTGCAACAGAACCATTTAAACTAGCTGTGTAGGGATAATGACTAAATATATTTATGTTATTTTCATTTGCTAACTTATACGTATTTACAATATCTTCTTTAGTTAGTCTTTGTCTTGTAAAAGACTTTGGATTTCCTAGAAAAAACTGAAAACTTTTCATATTATTCATAATAGCGGTTTCAATAGTAGGAAGAATTTGTTTGGAAAATCCAATATGCCCTCCTACTTGAATATCAATAGCTTCAATAAACCCCATTTGTAAAATTTTATAGAATAAATATTTTTAAAAAATCAATTTTTTGATTTAAAAATTTGAAAATTGTATGTAAATTAAAATGGAAAATCCAAGCAATAAAGAAGTTATCGATGCTCTTAATGTAGTATTTTTAAGTGGATATAACTTGTCACAAGAAGAAAATGAGTTTATTCTTGATAGTATAAACAATCCAAATACGATAGAGTTTATAAAATCTAATATTGAAAATAAGAATCCAACTGCAATATCAATTTATGAAAAATTAGAAAAATTGTATAATGAAATGGAGGAAAACAGAGCTTAAATATTTTTAGACTAGTATCTTAGTTTAAAAATAATTTACTATATCAGTATAAATATTAACATTTGTGAAATTATAACCTTGATTCCAAAGGTATTTGCTTTTGTTAAAATCTGCAATACCAACATCTATTGGATCTCTTTCTTCATATATGGTTATGTTTATATTTGGATTTGATACCATAATTGTGTTTAAAATTTCATAATATTCTACTTGTTGGAAAATAATATCAATCAATCTTGATGCTATATTTACTATATTATTTTTTTTTGTAATATCGGGATAGTCTTTTATTTTTTTACCGCAAACAATAGCATCTATAGATATCGATTCATTAGGAAAATTTTTCAAGCAATAATTTATACCTTCATATACCAGTATATTTGAAGATAAACCACCATCAACATATAAATTATCTTTAAATTCATACGGCGGAAAGTAAATAGGTATAGCAGTTGAACTCATTATGATATCTGTAAACCCATGTGTTTGTATGTCTATTTCAGAAAATAATTCAGAGCCTCCAGTTACTAAAGATGTTGCGCTTATTAAAACAGGTCTTATAGGATTTCTACCTTCAAAAACCTTGCTTAAAGTATTTTTTAGAGGTTTAGTATCATATAAACTTTTTCCGTTTAAAAAATAAGTTGGAGAATATACTTGGTTATTAGTGGTATTAAACCATAAATTTTTGTAATCTTCAATAAATAGTTTTTCTTGCCCTTTTTCGATAGTTGATAAATATGCTGCATTAATACTTCCAGCAGAAACACCTGTAATAATGTTCCAATCACCGCCATATCTTTCCATTAATGTACTTGCAACACCAATTTCAAAAGCTCCTAGTGGACCTCCACCGGAAAGACTTAATACTTTACATGCTTCTATTGTAAAAGTGTAAATAACAAACGTTAATAACTTAAACATTTATTTTAAAAATATATTTTATTTAAAGATAAATATTTATAAAATAAATGTCTGAACAAAAACAAAACTTTGAACATTCTGAATGGGAAAAAGAAAATAGTCTTACATCAAACTTGGATCGAGATAGAGTTAATAAATGGAAGCCAGAACAATCTGAACCAGTTTTAAGTGATGAACAAACTAATGAAGCTATGAAAGTACTAAACAATACAGATTTTATCGATAAGTTTCCAAGAGTAGATAGAACATATGCCGACCCAATTTTATCTATGCAACTATACGGTTTAATTAGTTTCACACCTGCAAAAGGAGCAACTCCAAATGAAAATGGCGTATATGGGTTTGCAAAGTTAAGAGGAAATTTTGCGTCTGAGATTGAAGCAAGTCAACGAGCGGAATTTTTGATTAAGAATGTAGATTCTTATCATCAAATATATCATACATATGTAGGAAGACCTTTTCCAATTACAAATTCATCTAAGTATTCCGCCGAAACTACAGAGGTAGATATTAGAAAACAAACTGCAGAATCTGTTTCACAAAATGTTCGAGAAAAGAGATTAGATGAAGAGAAGGAAATTAGAGAAATTAAGCAACGCGAAGAAAAGTTATTGGAAGAAACTAAGAGGGAAGAAATAGATACATACGACGATTATATTACTCAAAAGGTAAAGTTGGCACAACTTTCTTTCACTTATTTAGAGCATCAAAAGAAGATGGAAGAAGTTAAAGGAATTATTATTAATACAAGAGAGCTTATTAAAAAGCTAGATGACGAATTTCCTGATTATAAGACTAGTTATTATGAAAAGTATATGCAGGCCAGAAGAGATGCTGGTATTAAGGAAACATCGGATGATTTAAATGCTAATTTCCTAAAGTTTTTAGTTCAAGATGCGGAACTTGGATTTTAAAAATATTTAATTTTAAAACATAAAATTAAATATTAAATATGAACAATAAACCTTTATGCTATGTAACTATGTTTTTTGATATCGGAAGAGATAAGTGGAAAAATGTATTCACAAGAACCTTTGAACAATATTTAAAAGAATTTGAACCTTTTATACCTTTATTTAATAAAAACACATGTAAAGATGATTTACTGGTTGTATTTATAGATAAAAAATGGGAGAATATGTTAGATGAAAAAATTGAGTTTTATAAAAAAGATGATAACAGCTTTAATATAAGAGTAATAGGGATAGATAATAATTTTATGAATTTTCTGCCTATGTGGAATACACTTAAAAGAGAAAATGAAGTTATGCATGGGCAATATTTTAAAACTATAGTAGCTCAACGACATGTGTATCCAGAACATAGTTATCCAGAATATACTCTTATAAATCATTGTAAAATTGATTTAATATGCGCCCTTATCGAATCTAAAAAAATAAATTATGATTATTATTGTTGGGTTGACTTTGGATTTTTTAAATTAAAAGAGAATATTCCTAAAAAATTATTAGATATAAATAAGTTTAATTTACAGACTATAAATTATACTCTGATAAATACAATAGATGACTTAGATAAAAATGTGTATTATACTTTAAAATATGCTCCGGAAAAAGTTGGAGGTTATTTTTTTCTCGGACATAAAAATAAGTTAAAAGAGTTTCAAAAATTATATCATGAAATTCTAAACTACTTTCAAAATACTTTAAATATAGTTGACGATGACCAGCACTTAGTTCTTCAGTGTTACTTTAAAAATCAATCTTTATTTACTATGCATTACTTGGGTAGTTGGCATAGTGTTTTACGAGAATATCAGCAAAAATAACACCTTTAAAAAAGATATTTAAAATAATAATATTAAATATAAAATGTCAAATATAAATTATGAGTTAATAGCATTTAAAGCAATTTCCGAATTTACAAAGGAACTTTCGCAAAATTTTACTACAAAAGACAAAAATCATTCTTTAAAGTTATATGAACATCTTCTTAATAAAACAACTTTATCTCACGACAAAGCTATAAAAAAACATGTAGATGCTTTTAGAACTTTTTGTATTGACAATAGAGATGCTATTAAAAATAAAAATATTTCTTTGTTGAAAAACAAAAAAGTTAATTATTCTACTAGAGTTTTCATAGATTTTTCTACTATTTTTAAGGAATCAGATAAAGATACTACAAATATTATATGGAAACATCTTTTAACTATTTCCGCTTTAGTTGATCCCGCAGGAAAAGCAAAAGATGTATTAAAAAGTGCTTCTGGTACAAAAGAAGCTGATTTCTTAAATAATATTATAGATAAAGTAGAGTCAAGTGTAAATCCTAATTCGAATCCTTTAGAAGCAATAAGTTCTATTATGACTTCTGGAGTATTTAATGATTTAATTACAGGTATGAATAATGGTATTCAAAATGGAGAATTAGATTTAGGAAAGCTAATGGGAACTGTTCAAACTATGTGTTCAACATTATCTAATGATATTGGTTCTGAAAATACTATGGATAATCCTATGAATATGTTAAATAGTTTAATGAGTAGTATGAATACAGGAAAAGCTTCTTCTGAAAGTGCTGCTGATATACCAGATTTAACAAGTCTTTTAGGTCCTATGCTGACAACCTTAACTAATAATTCTTTACCAACTAATCTTACTGAAAAAATAAATAGTCCAAATATGTCGACTATTACAGAACTATCAAGTGGAAGTGAACAATCTAGTTTATCAAGCGCAAATAATGATTTAGATTAAAATAATATTTTAATACCATATAATTAGGTATTAAAATAAAAATAGTTTACTTGGATTTATTTATTTTTCGAACCCATTTTATATCTTTGGCATAAACTTTTGAATTTTTTGGACTAGTATTTTTTGTTAGTACCTTTACTGCATTTAATTTTTTTATAAGAGTTGAATAACCATAAGCTTTTAAGGATTTTTTTAGAGCAGAATGCCTTTTTTTATCACTCGTAGCTGTAGAATATCCATATTTTTTTAGGGAACCTTTTTTTAACTTTGGTAAAACTCTATTCGATTTTTTTCTTCTTTTACTTTTCGCAGTTTTTCTTCTTTTACTTCTTTTACTTGATTTTCTTTTCGTAGATTTTCTTTTACTTGATTTTCTTTTCGTAGATTTTCTTTTCGCAGATTTTCTTCTCGCAGTTTTTCTTTTTCTAGTTCTACCATTACCAAGATCTATATCTTCATCATCTGTTTCTTTATCTTCTTTTATAGACGCTTTGCTTAATCTTTTTTCGGTAATACTCTTTTGTCTTTTATTTTTATTTCTTAATAATGTTAATCTTACATTTTCATCCTTATTTTCTACAGGAATATTTTTACGTGAAGTAAAAGGATTTTTGCGGCTAGGACCTTTTGTTATCTTTTTATTTTCTTCTATCCAACATTTCCCTCTAGGACATGTCGATAATAATTTTGAGATTTCTTGATTATTAATATTTTTAAAAATATCTGTATAATCAGTTATTCTATTATCAACACTATTTCCAATCTTATAAATTTCTAAAGCTTTAAAATACCCAATTTTATTTTGAATATCATTTAAAAAATCAAAACTTGGCCATTCTCCACCTCCTTCAAGTTTGAGTATTATATTTTGATAGTATTCTATTTTTCTGGTTGGAGTATCATTTTCAATATTGATTTCCGAAAATGAAGTACATAAACTACCTATACATCTATCTTTTGACTTTGCATTCATATTTAGACCAGAAAATGCATTAGATAATATTTCATTTTTAATATTTTTTATTTGCTTTATACAATAGTTACATGCTTCCAATTTAATTTTATTAATTATCTCTTCAACTATATCAGGTAGTTTCTTTTCAACTGCCAACATTAATGGTGTATATTCATGCCTATTCGCAAGGGTATTATATAAATATTTAATGCTATGTGTTTTTATAAAATATACAGCTAATTTATCATTCTCTTCATTCAGTAAAGTAAATAAAAATCTAGAAAAATCGTGATCTTCAGGTACATTTCTTCTATATTCATCTAGTTTGTTAACCATTTCTATTTTTAATTCTTTATCTTCAGATGGTTCCATTTATTTATTATTATAAATATAATTTAAAACTCTAAAAAAAACTAGTTATCTTAAAATTTGGAGGATTATAAACATGCAAAGAAACAGATAAATCATTTTCTATATTATGAACACTATGATAGCCTATTTCATCTTTCATAAAACTTATATCTCCAATTTTTTGAGTATTATATTTTATAAGTTCAAACTTACTATTATAAATTTTTTCTTGAATAGAACCTTGTAACACTTTTAACCAACATCCAATTTCTGGATGATTATGAACTTTTGATTTTTGACCTATATTCCAAGATATTATGTAAATATCAAAAATATCTGTTTCGAAAACTTTTATTTTATTATAGGTTGTTTCATTCTTAATTATATAATTTTTCCAATCATCCCCGTCATAGTTATTTATTAAGTCTCTAATTTGATTATCCGTAAAAGTAATATTATTAACAAGTAATTTATTTAGTTGTTCTCCTAACTCGGTTATAAGCATATTTTTATTTTTTATTTAATACTATTTTTAATATTAAATAAAAATTTTTTTAAACACAAAGTTAAATTACTTTTTACTTTTTGCTCTTCTTTCTTCTACCACCCGACTTCTTTCTGTTTTTAGATTTTCTCTTACTACCTGACTTCTTTCTACCGCCAGATTTTCTCCTACCTCCCGACTTCTTTCTACCGCCAGATTTTCTTCTACCGCCCGACTTCTTTCTGTTTTTAGATTTTCTTCTACCACCCGACTTCTTTCTACCACCATCATCATCATCATCTCTATTACTTTTTGATTCTTCAGTACCTCCGTATACTATATTTAATACATCTCCCATAATATAATCAGATGCTTGAACATTCCTAGAAAATTCATTAAAGAAGGATCGATTTTCAACATCTTGACTTATAATATATTTCCTTCTTGTATATTTTTTTCTTTTTATATTTTCAATATCTTCATCTGACAAATGTCTTCTCTCACCTGCAAAATCAAATTTTTCAAATTCAACTTGTATATCTGAAACATCAAAATATTTATTTAACACTAAATTTATATACTCAGAATATGGTTCATGATAAAAATCATAATCTGCATAAAATGTACCTGCAAATATTTCTTTTACTTCTTCTTCTGAAAATAATAAATTATATGCAAGAGACTCAATAAGACCAATTATAGAATTTGGATTAAGTTGTACAAACCTATAAAAGGGGTCTAGGTCAAAAAAATCATCATATGGTAAATTATCACTACCAAAAACTATATGTTTAAAAACTTTACATAGAACCCAATCTTCTGATGAATAAGCATTTTTTCTTTCATAAGTTTTTCTATTTTGCAATAAAATAGATGGTGATTCTAAGTTTATTAAAATTTTATAACCCTTATCCCTGTACTTATCAATTCTACCTAAAGTAAATACATTTCCTTCTAGATATGGTTTTACATAGTCTGGAGATAGTATTCCTTCTTTATTTAATACATCATTTGGGTTTATTTATTGCAAAAATATTTATTCCATCATACCATGTTTTACAAAAACTTAAATCAAATGATTTAACAACATCTACCAAAGATTTTTCGTTTTTAACAACTAATATATCTATATACAATCTAGGTCTAAAGTTAATCATAAATCTCCCTATTATATCATTTTTTCTGAAGAATGAAGCGTCATAAGGTGGTAATGTATAACTACACTTATTCACAAATTTAGCATCCGGAAATAATTCAAAAATACCTTCTACAAGATTTTTAGCTTTATTAAAATGAACGTATGTATCGTAATCAGTTTTTTTTAAAACGCACTTTTACATTTATATGGTTTAAAACTTCTTAAATTACTACCACGATGAAATGATGATAATACAGAACCACCCGCTATAACAGCTCCTGTACTTCTTAATAAATTTTTAAACTGATTCAATCGTTCAGTATTAATTCTAAAAGCAGTAGTTAAATTTCTTTCAAAATTTTCATTTGGTAAAACACTCATTTATAAATAATAAAAGAAAATAAGAAAATAATTTTTTTTTTTAAATACAAGTTAAATTTGATAATTCAGTATTGAACTTGTTTGTATCTTCAATACTTAAAATTTCACATCCTACTTCAAATGCTTTTTCTCTCAGAGTATTCATAATTTTATATTCTTTGTTATCTATTTCAAGCCCTTGTGCTTTTCTTTTTTCCATATACTCGCATTCATCTCTAAAATAATCAAGTAATGTTTGAGATTGTTTTAGTAGGCCCGGTTTTATCATTTTTTTTAACTTAAATGCTTTTGGGTCCTTAATTTCAACCCCATTTTCATCTTTATATTTAAATATTTGTCTCGAAATATCAAAACATATATAAGCTATACTTCCATCTTCTAATTTTACTATATGATCAAACACAAACTGCGCTACACCTTTTATTCCATCATGTAAATATTTATCGTTAAACTTACTTTCTATCTTACTTTCTATTTCTGTTTGAGAAGGGAAAACATTAACTAGAAATTTATTGTTATTTATTGTATTATTGGTGATAGTCGGTCTATCTATAGCTTTATTTGCTATCTTATCAAATTTATTTTGAAGATCCTTAATTTGCTCTTTATAATTTTCTTCTTGTGTTTTATAATTAAGATTTTCAACTAGTAGGCGTAAATTATCTTTTTCTTTTTCTTTTTCTTTTAAAGTTTCTTCTAAAACTTTTACTTTTTCACTAAGTATTTTTATCTTATTATTTATTTTTTTTTCTTTAATTATCTCATCTTTATTTTTTTTTGCTTTACAAATATTAGTATGATTTGTAAGAACACATTTCCTACTAAATTTTTTTTTACAAAACTCACATTCAAATAAAAAATTTAATTTATTCTGTAAATCAAGACAATATTTTGCTGTTTTTTGATGGTTATTTAAGGATGATTTTGACGTAAATATTTTATTACAATAATTACATTTTAATTTTTCTATTTCCAAATTTTTTTTTACTTTACATACATTATAATGTTTTTTTAAACTATAAATGTTCTTTAAAGTTTTATTGCAATATTCACAATCACTATTCATTTTTAATAGAATAATTTTTTTTTTTTAATTTATAAAA